AATCCAATACGTTATCGATGACGTGTACTTCAAATCCTAATGCACGCAGCCGCGAATGCCAAGCCGCCTGCAGCGGCGTCGGCTTCTTGCCGGGTGCCTTGAATTCGATGAACACGACGCGGCCGCCGGCGGACAACATGAGACGGTCTGGGACGCCCGGATACCCGGCCACGACGAGCTTCCAGAACACATGCCCGCGGGCTTTCGCGAACTTCCGGCACTTCGCTTCGATGTGTTTTTCCACGCCTCAACTTATCACGCTTGACGACACACTGTCACGAGGCGTAGGTTCCCGCCAACAAACAGGAGACAGGATTGCAACACGCCCCCTTCGGATCGTCGACTGCCGAGCGCGTCATCAACTGCCCCGGTTCCGTCGCCCTCTCAGCCAAATCACCCGAACAGCCCGCGAGCGAATACGCCGCGAAGGGCAGCGCGCAGCACGCCCTGATCGAGCACCTGCTGCTTGAGGGCGGCGAGCCCAAGGACTTCATCGGCGCGATGTTCGCCGGCGTCGAGATCGACGAGGAGCTGTCCGACGGCGTCAAGATCGCCCTCGACGCAGCCGAGACACTGCTTGAGGACTACAGCGGCGACCAGCTCGTCGAGCAGCGGCTTGTCATCGTCGAGAACGAAATCTTCGGCACCGGCGACGTCATCGGCATTTCGGGCGACGGGACGCGCGCCCTGATCGCGGATCACAAGTTCGGCTACGTGGAAGTTGCCCCCGACAGTTTGCAGCTGAAGTTCCTCGCCGCGGCGCTGCTCGCGGATCCCGCGATGGCCGCCGTCGCGAAAGACATCGAGGAGTTCGCGCTGGCGATCATCCAGCCCGCCTTCGATCCGCCCGTCACGAAGGCGACGATAACGCGCGCCGAGGCCGAGGTCTTCCTGCGCACGATCAAGCTGGCGCACTCGGCCAGCAAGGTGCCCTCCGCAGAAGTCCGCATCGGTAAGTGGTGCAAGTGGTGCCGCGCCAAGGCGATCTGCCCCGCGCAGCGCCAGATGTTCGCGGACCTGATCGACGTGAAGGTTCACCCCGGCTGGTTGCCCGCGGAGCTGGGCGACATGCTGGTCAAGGCGAAGCAGGTCGAAGACCTGATCGAGAGCATCAAGGAGCGCGTGCAGCACGAGCTGGCGAACGGCAGGACCGTGCCGGGCTGGCGCCTCAAGGCGGGCTCGACGCGCACGGCGTGGGCCCAGAGCGTCAAGGATACCATCGCCGCCCTGCGGGGCCTCGGGCTCAAGGGCGACAAGGCCATTCAACCCATCACCCCGGCGGCCGCCAAGAAGGCGCTGAAGCTGGACGAGCTTCCCGACGATATCGTCGTGAAGACCACGAGCGCGCCGTCGCTCGCTCGTGACACCGACGCCGCAGACGCTGTCCTGCCGGTGGCGGCCTTTGCAAAGGCAGCAGCACTGTTAAAAGGAACTAGGTAAAATGAGCAATCAAATGAGCCTCTTCTCGAACGGGGGTCTGCCTCCGGCCGACCGCAACGCCTACAAACAGTCGATCAAGGCGATGTCGGTCGCGGCGAAGTCGACGATGGGCGGCATGCCGTTCCTGCGCATGGGCAAGGACGGCGAGTGGGTCTACGGCGCCGACAACACCGAGGTCGAGGAGAACAGCCTCTGGGCCGTGAACCCGTTCTCGATGGCCCTCGGCTTTATTTCGTGGGGCACCGGAGCGCAGGAGGGCACCGTGCTGGGCGAGCAGATGGCTCGCGTCGGCGAAGTGCCGGTGCAGCGGGGCAACCTGCAGGACGTCGGGGCCGAGTGGACGCCGTGCTGCGCGTTCGAGCTGGTCTGCCTCACCGGCGAGGATAAGGGGACGCACGTCCTCTACAAGACCAACTCGGTCGGCGGCCGCCGCGCGTTTGCCGACATGATGCAGCTGGTCGCGGCAGCGATGGAGGACGATGCCGAGGGCAAGTGCGTCCCCATCGTCAACCTCGACTGCGACAGCTACCCGCACAAGAAGTACGGCAAGATCTACACGCCGATCTTCGACATCAAGAAGTGGGTCATGACCGACGCCGAGGAGCTTGGGGGCGCGCCGGCGAAAGTGGAAGAAGCGGCGAAGCCTGCCGAGGAGGGCACGGTTCGTCGTCGTCGTCGCTGAAGCCTGACTGGGGGCGGCCGGTGGCCGCCCCCATTTTTTTATGGAGAATAGTATGGGATTGATCGCCTCAATCGACTACGAGACGCAAAGCGCGCTCGACCTGACCAAGATCGGCGCCTACCGCTACGCCCAGAGCGCCGAGATCATGTGCGCCGGCTACGCGATCTACGAAGAGAACACGTTCGAACCCGCGATGGTGAAGCCGTGGCGCGCTTGGAAGGGCGAGCCGATGCCGGCTGACCTGCTCGCGGCGCTGTCCGACGAGCGCGTCAGGAAGTTCGCGTGGAACGCCCAGTTCGAGCGCCTGATCACGCTGCACGCCGCGGGCCTCGCGGTGCCGCAGGAGCAGTGGTTCTGCACCGCCGCGCGCGCCCGCGCCTCGGCCTACCCCGGCAAGCTGGACCTGTGCGCGAAGGCGCTGGCGATCCCGCAGAAGAAGGATCTGGCGGGCGGCAAGCTGATGAAGAAGCTCTCGACTGAGGGCACCGGGGCCGAGGAGGAGTACGAGCGCGTTCTCGAATACTGCATGCAGGATGTCGTCGTCGAGGCGACCATCGGCATGGTCGTCCGCGACCTGACTGCCGAGGAGTGGAAGGATTACCACGTCTGCGAACGCATGAACGACAGGGGCATTCCCATCGACGCCGATCTGGCGCGCGCGGCTCAGAGATACGCCGAGGTCGAGGCGGCAGAAATTGCCAAGGAATTAAATGCCGCGACGGGCGGCGCGATCACCAGCGCGAAGCAGTTTGCCCGCGTCAAGAAGTGGGTCGCCGTGAAGGCACCCGAGGTCATGGAGATGCTCGAAGACGAGGAGGGCAAGGTGTCGCTCGACAGGTCGGCGCGCACCGCCATCTTCGAGAGCGACCTGCAGATCAGCGAAGACGTGCGCGAGGTTCTGGAGCTGATCGACGACGCCGGGCGCGCGAGCACGGCCAAGTACGCCGCCATCGAGAACCGCACCGACACCGACGGCCGGTTGCGCGGCGCGTACCTGTTCAACGGTGCGGGACAAACTGGCAGATACTCGGCCATGGGATTTCAGCCGCATAATCTGGTGCGCGACAAGCTCGACAACAGCGGCGACGTGATCGAGGCCGTGCTGGACGGCGCGTCGGCCGACGAGGTCACCAAGCTCTCCGGGCAGAACATGCTGACGACGCTGGCGCGCATGCTGCGCCCGACCATCGTCGCGGAGAACGGCAACGTGCTGGTCTGGGCCGACTACTCGGCCGTCGAGGCACGCGCCCTGCCGTGGCTCTCGGGGACGCCGGACGCGGAACCCCTGCTCGACCTCTTCCGCAAGAACGAGGACGTCTACAAGCACGCGGCGTCGGGCATCTACGGCGTGCGCGCAGACGTTGTAGACAAGGCGCAGCGCCAGATGGGCAAGATCGCCGTGTTGGCTCTCGGCTATCAGGGCGGCAAGAACGCCTTCCGCAAGATGGCCCGCGCCTACGGCCTCAAGATCAGCGACGACGAGGCCGAAGAGATCAAAGTTGCGTGGCGTCTGGCGAACCCGTGGGCGAAGACCTTCTGGCACGATCTGGAGGCGGCGGCGATCCTCGCCGTGCGCCACCCCGGCGACGTCGCAGAGGCGGGGCGCATCAAGTACCTGATGCACGGCGACATGCTCTACGCGCTGCTGCCCTGCGGGCGCCTGATCGCGTACCCGGAAGTCGAGCTGACGGAGGTCGAGGGCAAGTACGGCCCACAGCATCGCCTGACGGCGCTGAAGGCCTCGATGCACCCGAAGAAGGGCGAGACGGCTTGGCCCCGCGTTACACTCTATGGGGGACTTTTGGCCGAGAATTGCACGCAGGCATTCTGCGCCTCCCTGCTGCGCACCGCCGTGCGCCACCTCGACGACGCCGGGTGGCCCGTCGTCATGCACACGCACGACGAGGTTCTCGTTGAAGTCGGGGAGGATGAGATCGAGGAGGCCAAGGCGGCGTTGCAGGAGGCGATGCTGACGAACCCGTGGCCGGACTTACCCCTTGCCGCCGAACCGGAGTACGGATACAGCTACGACAAGTAGAGGTTGATATGGAATTGAATATATTCATGGGACACGTCTTCGGTGACGTGCCCGACGACGAAATCATCGGCATTGTCCAACGCGGCAAAGAGGGCCGCGGTTGGCAGGTGACACCCTACAAGGCCGGCCGCACCAAGCTGCGCCCCGACGCCGCCAGCTACTACTGCATCTCCACCCTGAAGAAGCCCCCCGAGGGTGAGCCGCTGCGCCGCCTGATGCCGAACATGGCGCGGTGCTACGTGATCGTCCTCGACGACATCGGGACCAAGATTGACGCGGAGAAGTTCAAGGGTAAGGCCGAGCCCCACTACGTCATGGAGACGTCGGCGGGCAACTTCCAGTACGGCCTGCTCTTCGACGGGACGCTGGAGGAGGCGCAGGTCCTCATCGAGGCCATGATCGAGGCCGGCTACAGTGACCCCGGCGCTCGCGACGTTCACCGCCTCGTGCGCCTCCCCGGCTCGCTGAACTACAAGAGCGACCCGCCCTTCGTCGCGCGTCTCGTCGTCGAGAACTGGGACCAGCCCGCGTGGACGTCCGAGGATCTGTGCGAGGAGTTCGGCCTGACGCCGCGCGAGCCGTCGAGCCTGCGCTCGACCAAGCGCGCATGGAACGGCGACGCGGGTGGCGACGTCATCCTGAAGTGGATGACTGAGAAGGGCATGGCCCTCTCGGAGCCCAACTCCGACGGCTGGCTGTTCATTGAGTGCCCGTGGGCCGACGAGCATAGCGACGGCCGCAACGATGCGAAGTGGCAGATCGGGAACGGCACGACGGGCTCCTATCACTGCTTCCACGGATCCTGCCAGCACCGGACGCAGGGCGAGTTCCTGCTCTGGTGCTCGGCGAACGGCGCGCCCGACTTTGAGGCCGAGGCGATCACGCAGGTCACCGTCATCGGCCAGAAGCTCGCGACGATACCGAGGGGTGCCTTCGCGCCCCCGGGCCCTTTGCAGCCCCCGCCGGACGGCACACCTGCGGGGGACATCCTCACTGGGCTCGTGCTGCAGTACGCCTCGCGGCTGTCGGTGGGGATGCTGCCGACGCTCGAAATAACGTCGAAGACGAAGACGCCGAAGGACGTGCAGAAGGCCACCGTCGAGAACGTGCAGTATGTCGTCGCGGAATGCGGGTTCTCCGCGCTAAAAAATCACATGACCGGCGAGGTCGAGCTGTCCCACGCCGACGCGACTTTCAACGTGTTTAAAAACCCCATGGAGCGAGCCCTGATGACCCGTGAACTGCTGATATCGTTGGCGAACCGCGTCGGCATTTCGTTGCGCGCCACGCTCGACGAGTTGCTGCATACGTTGGCCGCCAACAACGGGTACCACCCGGTCTACGACTGGATCACCGACAAGGACAAACCGTGGGATGGCGTCGACCGCTTTCCCGCGCTGGCCGCCGCGCTGGAGGTGCCGAACGAGAAGTGGCGCGACATCGTCCTCCTGCGCTCGTCCATGCAGTCGATTCTGGCTTGGACGAACTGGATGCGCGAGACGCCCATCAGCGTCCCCCACGTCCCCACCCTCAGCGGCCCGCAGGGTTGCGGCAAGTCGACGTTCATCGGGTCGCTGCTGCCGTCGCAGTGGCGCCTGCTGGAGCAGAGCGCGAACCTCGGCCACGCCAGCAGCAAGGACGACGAGCGCAGGCTCACGAGTTCCCCCCTCGTCGAGCTGTCGGAACTGGAGACGGTCATCGGCCGCGTCGAGGCGGGGCACCTCAAGAGTTTCCTCTCGCGCCCCGTCGACAAGATGCGGCTCCCCTACGACCGCACGATCACTACGCGCCCCCGCGGCACCACGTTCTGGGGCACCGTCAACGACGGCGTGTATCTCAACGACCCCACCGGGGCGCGCCGTTTCTGGCCCCTCGATGTGGTGAAGTGCAACGCCTTCCACGGCGTCGACATGCAACAGTACTGGGCGCAGATGCTGCACCTGTTCAATCAGGGCGAGCCGTGGAACCTGACCCCCGACGAGGCGAAGCTCCACGCCGTCATCGCCGAAGAACACCGCGTCGAGAGCCCCGCCGAGGGGCGCCTGCAGGAGTTGTACGCGCGCAGGAGACACATACCGCAGAAAGATTGGACCTTCGCGACCGCGAGCGACATCTCGCGCTACTACCAGCTGCCGGACAACTACCCGACGTTGAGAGCCATCGGCAGCGTACTGAAGAAGATGTTTGGCGAACGTGCCAGCAATAACGAACGGAAAGGATGGAGAGTGCCGATAAAACAGGTTGAGTTCCGGGCGGGTTTTTCCGCCTACATCCCCCCGGAGGGATCGTCATGAAACTCCTGATCCACATGAACATGCCCTCGGGCAAGAACGACGGGACGCACCAGCTCATTCTGGACGTCCCGCATATGGAGTCTCTGCACGATTTAGCGCAGGCACTGGGGGGCAAGGGGCTGCTGCACGGCAACCACCTGCTGTACGACCGCGCCAATTCCGGCGCGCGTGTGTGGCGCAGCCGGGGGCCGTTGATCGTCAACTTTGCGCACATCGGCAAGATTGCCGAATACTATGAGGGTGAAAATGAAGCATCTTGAGATCACTTCCGAGGCGCTGAAGCTCTTGGCGCCGCGGGGGGCCGTCTACGGCACGGTACGCGAGAACCACGAGCGCATCGCGCGCATCGCCAGCGAATTGACGAAGGCGCCTCTCGGAGCGTTCGACGTCGCCATGGTCCTGCTCGCCGTCAAGCTCTCGCGCATCGCGCAGTCGCCCGACCACGTCGACAGCTACGTCGACGCGATCAACTACCTGTCCTTCGCTGGGGAGTTCGCGACGGATGAAGGGTGAGGAGAACCCGGCGGCGAAGCTAACCGAGGAGGAGGTGTATGCGATCCGGCGCGATGCCCGAAAGGACAAGCTGGTTGCCTACGACTACGGGATATCGCAGGCGCATGTCTGGCGAATTCGTAATCGGGTAAAGTGGCAGAGTCTGCCAGAGGAGGCTACGGATGAGTGAAATCGAACAGCACAGCGCCCTCTACTGGGCGCTGTGCCGGCACTTTCAGCGGAACCGCTGCTGGACTGCCAACGCCACACTCCTGATCACGCGGCTCTTGCACAGCCCGCACGAGCGTGTCAGGCTCCTCGCTTGTGATTTATGGTATAGGATACCAGCAGATGAATGCAAAGACGCGACGCACGATTGAGCAGACGGCTCAACGCGAGGGCGCACTCAGGGTCGAGTGGACGCAGGGCCAGACCCACCTCATCGCCCGCTTCCACATGCCTGACGGCCTCATCGTCTCCATGCCGGTTTCAAAGGGCAGCGGTGTCGACGAGTACAAGTACCGGGGCTGGACGCGGCAGTACATCCGCAACCCCTCCAAGTGGCACGTCAGGGTGCCTCCCGCCTAGCCGGCGGCAGGGTAACGCGCCACTGCTCTAGTCCCGTGATCCGCCTGTCGTGATTGAGGATGGTGGCGGACGTCACGCGCCCCTCCCCGATGACCTCTGTGATCCTGAGGTTGAGGGTGTTGATCGACGTGGTCAGGTCTTTGATGTTCCCGAGCGTCTGGACGGCGATGTACGTCACGACACTGATGAACAGAAGCAGGATCGTCGCGGTTATGCGGAAGAGGGCCTGAAATGCCGGGGTGTTGAACATCTCGATAGTTGCCTTCAAGGGAGCCCCGCTAAGTGTATCTGGTTCATTCGGCACGAGTGCATTCCCCTCTACGCATATCTAGGCGCGGAATTCAGTGATGTTGAAGACCGCCGTGCCCATGGTGCCGGACCCCGCCACACGAATTTCGATGGTTTTCGCGCTGCCCGTGGATACCAGTGAATAGACAACCCGGTTCACAATCGACATGAAGGCAAGGTTTGTTATCTGAACCGTTGAAGTTGCCACGGCATTCGTGGCCCCATCTACGAAGATGCTGAGCGCCGAAGAAACGCCTTGCCCGGCGTACTTCATTACGTCAACAGCCACCAAAATCGTGTTGCCGTTTGCGGGGGTGTAGGAAGTCGTGAAAAGCTGGATACCCTCGGTAATCGTCATCGGGACGCTGTACGACGATGAGAGGGTGTAGCCCGTCGTATTAGTCGCCACGTACCCCCGCGGAGGAGCCGTAGGTAAGCCGGTGGCGCGCTGGTACCAGAGGCAGCGCCAGTTGCCGGATCCTTCTGACACGAAGCCCGCCGTGTCGCCCGCCACCGTGACGATATTCGCCGCCGTCGGCAGGATGAGAGACGTCGCGTTGTACGTGAGCGTCAAGGCGCCGTCGAAGACGACGTCGCGATAGATGCCCGAGGCGACCGTGCCCATGCCGGTGATTGTCGTCGTGCCCGTGATGCGAACGTAGTTGGAGGCCGCCGCGCCGATGGCGGTGGACGTGGCCGAGGCCACATCGACCCGCACGGCGCCGTTGATCGCGGCGGCCGTCATGGTGAGCGTGCTGCTGAGCGTGGCACCGGCAGCCGTCAGCAGCCCGGTGGTCGTGAGGGCGTTCGTCGTCTTGTTGAACACCAGACCGGCGTCGCCGCCGAATACGCCGCCGTCGTTGAACTGGACCTGCGTGTCGGATCCGCCGACGGCCGCCGCCGTGGTCTGCGTCGTGTTGTCGGGGAACACCACGCCCCCCGTCGACGCATCGAGCGTGTGCGCCGTGAGTATCGTCCCGTTGAAGGTCATGTTGGCGCTGCCCGCCAGCACGCCCGCGTTGTTGTACTGGACCTGCGTAGTCGAGCCGCCCGCGGCTGCCGTCGTGTCGTTGCGGATCATGCCCGAGGCCGAGCCGTCGCAGGAAATCTGCACGTTGTCGCCGGCGTTGATCGTGACGTAGGTGCCGCCCGCGGCCGACTGCACGCGCACGGCGTAGCCGCCCGTCGTGCCGTTGCGGACGACCCACTGGCCCCCGATGCTGGAGGGAACCGAGTAGGTGACGATGCCGGCGGGGGTGCCCGAGACTACGAGCGAAAGGGGGACGCACTGCGCCGCCGACAGGACGACCGTCGTGCCGCCCAAGCCGGTGGAGTTCAGCAGCGTGCTGGCGCCGAGGGCGGAATCGAGGAGGCCGAAGTTGGTGTTGAGGGGCCCCGTGCCCCACGTGTTGGCGTTGGAGTTGTAGGCGGGCTGGTCGAGCCCCTTGTTGGCCGTGGTCATGAAAGCGCCTCTTCAGCTATGGAGAGCGCCTTGGTGATGGCCTCATCAGGCTGCTCTAGGAGGGGTTCGGTCGTCGTGTTGTGGCCCTTCTTGGCCTTCTCTGCGGCGCGGATCAGCGACATCGCGATGCTGCCGTGGTTGATCCCCCCGATCCGCCCGCCCGCCTTGCGCTGCGGGCGCGGCTGATCCTGCATACCCGCCTGCGAGCGCGTACCAGTAGCCGCAAGTTCGGCAAGTGACGTTGTCACACGGCCGAAGTAGGCGTTGGCGGCGGGGTTGGACTGCAGAAGCGCGCCGAGCCTCGCCACGTCGGTGGGGTCGGATGATTGCGCGAGACGGACAACCTCGGGTGCGATGCGCCGTTCGGCTGCGTACTTGATGCTCTTCGTCGCCTGATCGAACGCGACACCGGCGAGAATTTTGGCCGCGGCGCCAGCGGGCAGCCCCGCCGTGTAGGGGATCAACTCCATCACGCTGGCCCCGATGGCCGCCGTGAGTCCGGCGTGGCCGCTCAACCAGCTCTTCGGTGGTGGCGTGGCCATGATCGTCGAGGCATTGCTCAACAGCTCGGTGTTGCGCGCGTGTCCATGGAGCTGACTGTATTTGGCGTCGCCCAGAGCCGCGCGCAGACGCTCGGCGTTCTCCGGTTGCGACAGGTACTTGACGAACGTCTGCGGCGCCGCCTGAGCCTTGGTGAGTAGAGTGTCGCCCACACCCTTGACGAACATCTCGCGCTCTTCGGGCGACATACCCGCCAAAGTCTTCTTGATGTCGGCCGTCTGGAAGCTGTTCGGCTTGGCCGCGAACTTGGTGCCCGCCTCAAGCGCGTCTTCAGCTTGAAAGCCCACACGCGCGTTTGCTCTCGCAGCGTCGTAACCCTTCACCTGCCCATCGAGTTCGTGAAGGAGTTCCTTGCGCCACGTGTCAAGGTAGTGCGTGTCGCCTCCCGACCGTTTGAGCGTGTTGATCTGAGCGTCGATGTCGCGCTTTACGTGGTCCCAGAAGTTGAGGTTGCCGGGGGTAGCCGCCATGGGCGGCCCTCCGAACGATGGCGCCGCAATCGGCGGCTGAATGCCGAACTGGGGGTCTTCGGCGAGCTTCGTCACACGGGCGAGAGACGGTTTGATGGCGTCGTAGCGCGCCAGCTCTTCAAGGCGGGGGGTCGTCACTGCCGCCGCCGAAGGCTCAGTGCGCGCGAGACGGTAGAGCTGGTCGTTCTGGCGTTTATGCGCGAGCTGCAACGCCGCCATCTCGTCGCCGGCGCGGTTGGTGAGGCCGAACGCGTCGGTGATGAACTGGCCGTTGGCCGTCCGCATCGCCTCGTTGCGCGCGAGGATGCCCGCGTTGAGCTGCCCAAGTTTTTGGGGCGACATGCCGCCCATACGCGACAGCAGCTCCTCGGTACGTGGGCCGGCCATGTCGAAGATGCTCGGCGAATGCCCCGCCTGATGCGCCTCCTCGATTTGCTGCGGCGACATCTTCGCCTTGCCGTCGCGCAAGTCTTCTTGCAGCGCGCGCGCCAAGCGGCTCTCGGCTTCGGCGTTCTTGCCGGTGTAGGCGCGGATCCCGCCCGCGGTGCGCGCGGCGGCGGCGTTGGTCAGGACGGCGCCGAGGAAACGGGCGGGCCCCTCGTAGTCGCCAGCCCCGAACGTCTTTGCGACGTCGCCCGCGGCTTCACTGCCGAGGCCTGCAGCCGTGCCTATGAGCACTTGCTCCGCCATCGTGCGGCCGGGGCCGCCCGCCAGCGCGTTGACGCCCATGCGCGCGCCGCTGCCCGCGTACTCGCCGGCCTTGGTCTGCGGCGTGTAGTCGAGGGCCGGGATCTGCTTGCGCAGGAGTTTTTCGGCCTCCTCGCTGGTCGGCGCAGACGTGATGCCGAGGTCGCCACGTGAGCCGTATTTCTCCGCGTACTTTTTGGCCTCGGGGGTCGCCAGTCCCTCCCACCATTTTGCAATGCTCCGTGGCACCGTCTCTGGCGTATGCTCACCCGGCAGCAGGCCGATCTTGTCGGCGCCTTCAAGGGTCTTGCGGCCAACCCAGTCAAGCCCTTGGCTAGCCAGATCGCCTAGCGTTCCGGGTAGCGTGGCGATATCGCCCAATCCGAACACTGCTTGCGCGCCCGCGCTCTTGGCGATGTCTACGCCGGCGCTTTCTTTGCGCCGCTCTTCCGGGGGAGGCGTCGAGAACGAGCCGTTCGCACCGCCGGGAGCCGGCCGAATCTCGTAAGTCGACTGCGAAGGCCATCGTGTGGGAGCCCCGCTCGTCTCTTCTTCGGCAATTGGTGGCGGGGTTGAGAACGTCTCACCACTCATTTCGGGCTCCAATCCGCACCGCCGAGATCATTAGCCCCGGTGAACCGCGCGGGCTTATACTGGCCGTTGCCGACGGGGACCATATACATCTGGCCGGGGGACAACCTCTTCGGGTCGGGGACGCCTTTACGGTCGAGGGCACCGTTGATGTCGCCCAACAACGCGATGTTCTTTTTCGCCGCCTGCGTGCGCTCGGAAAGGGAGTTGCGCGGGTCTGCACCCCACTCTTGCAATGCTTCGCTGGTGTTGGCGTGCTTGTACTTTGAGATGATCGAGTTCTGGTAGTTGTCGCGGTCGCGCGTCCACTCGGTCATGGCCTTCAATTCGGCCATGATTGCCTTGTTGGTATCAGGCGGAAGGTTCGGATCAGCCGACCCGGCAATCATACCGCGCAGGCGCTCGTCGGACGGAGCGCCTGCAGCCGCGAGGCGACTGAACACGAGGTTGTAAGCGTTTTTTCGCGCAGTGAAGAAAGCGTTCGGGTCCACCAGATCGGTCTTGATGCGGCCGCCGGAAAGCTGATCGACCAGTGCCGCGATCTCGTTGATTTTGGTGCCCGCAGGACCAGAGGTCACGTTTTGCAGCGCCCGGT